ATCTGTCGCTCAAGCCTGTCTGGATTACCGGTTTGGGTCGCGCTGCTAACTGCATCGCGCTCCTCACCGGCGGTCTCAGATCTATCCGCCACTAATGTGGCTTTTAATGCGCGATTAGCGCTAAAGGACTTCCATGCCCAGCATGGCCTCGTTGACCGTCAAGAAGGCGGACAACACAACTGACATCGTCTACGACGCTCTGTCTGCAGCGGGTGGAGATGGCTCCCCTGCGGTGTGGCGCCAGGACACTGGCGGTACTGCTGCACTCCCGGTTGGACTGCGCAAGCTCTTCACCATGTTCACGAAGTGGAACGGACCCAAGACGGCACGGCAGGCGAACTTCTCGTTCACCTATCCGTATGTCGTCCAGGATTCCACCACGACGTTGTACACGGCGAAGGACAAGGTGGTCTTTTCGGGCATCGTTACTCTCCCGTCAGCGATTCCTCAGGCGACTCTCGACGAGGCGGCGGCGCAGTTTGCAAATCTGCTCGCTACCTCGCTTGTGAGGTCGGCTGTGGCGTCTGGCTACGCCCCAAATTAGGGGCTAACCTAGGAGACTCGATGCGTAACAGTACACTGCCATGTGATTTGGCGCGTACGGCCTCTCTCTATTTTGAGGGCCTCGATAGTCCTCTGTCCTTGGGGCTGAGTCTACGACTCAAGTACTCGGACTGGGACGGAATCTCGGATGTGAATCCGGATCCTCGTAACTACCTGGAACACGCTTGGCTGGACTACTTACGTGACGCGCTGGCCGCCGGTCTGCTTCGGAAGCTCAAAGAGCTTCCGAATTCTGCAGATCGTGTGGCCAACGCTCTCACTAAGTGGTATGAAGGCGAGGCGCAGTGCTATCAAACCAACCAGCGGCTTGTCCGTTATCTCCCGGAGTTCGGCTCCTCAGCCGACAGGGAGGGACACGTGGAGAGGTTTCTTGCCTCTACACGGAAAATTATCCGTGATTGGATTGGTGACGCACCTGACGATCTTGCGATCGGCAGGTTTGGACCAGGTGCTACGTATTCGAACCGCGGCGGGAAAACCACTGTACCCGACAAAATGTCTGGAGATCCGTCGTTAACCCGCGATGCCGTTTGGTACCTGCCGCAGTGGCTGAGTACCCAATGGGGAGCCTCTGTGGCTCATCATCGTGGAGAGTTTGCTTTTGTCCCTGGAAATCGTTTCACAACGGTTCCGAAGACGTCTAAGACCGATAGGTCCATTGCTATGGAACCGTCGATCAACGTCTTCTTTCAGCTCGCTTTAGGCAAGCAGCTCCGGCAGCGACTTAAAAACCGCACCGGTTGGGATCTTAGCAAGGCTCAGGAGATTCATGGGCAGGTCGCCCGTGAATCATCCCTGACCCGAGAGTTCGCCACTCTCGATCTCTCAAACGCAAGCGACACCGTAGCTTTCAACTTGGTTAAGTTGTTGCTACCCCACAGGTGGTTTGAAGCTCTTTCGAGCCTCAGATCACCTAAGACCCTTATCGAAGGTCGGTGGGTTATGCTCGAGAAGTTCTCGAGCATGGGTAACGGTTTCACTTTCGAACTGGAAACGATTTTGTTCGGGGCCATCGCATGCGCCGTCGCTCGTAAGAGTGACTGCAAGGCGGGTCGTATCGGACGAGACGTTTTCTGTTACGGGGACGATATCATCTGTAAAGATGAACTTGCGCTCCCAGTGAAATCGGTCTTGGAGTTCCTTGGTTTTTCACTGAATAAAGAGAAATCTTATTTCGGTGGAGTGCCTTTCAGGGAATCTTGCGGCGAGGACTATTTTGCCGGTAATTCGGTAAGACCGTTCTTTCTTAAGGATATTCCCGATGAACCTCAAGACTATATTGCTTTCGCCAATGGTATTAAAGCGTCTATGGACCAGCTTCCGCTTGCGGCGGCTTGGTCAAAAAGCGCTTGGTTCAGCATCCTTGACTGTCTCCCCACAAGGGTTCGACAGTGCCGTGGACCTCAAGGTCTCGGCGACATCGTCATTCACGACGACTCGGATTTCTGGACCACCAGATGGCGGAACGGTATAAGGTATCTTCGCTGTTTCAGGCCGTATCGGTACCGAGTGGTACCTTATGCGGTCTTTAGCAGTGAAGTAGTCCTAGCTTGTGCCACTTACGGTTGCGGGCTCTATCGCGGGGGTGTTATTCCTCGTGATGGAGTTCGTGGTTATAAGATCGGCTGGGTGACCTACTCGTAGAGTAGGTCCCAGGGAGTCTAACGACCTCCTTGGCTTTTGAGGGCCTTTTTG